ATCGGGTCGGGAAAAAGCCAGGCGCTGTGCGAGGAAGCCATCAAGCTTAGTTACCAAAACGCGGGAAGAGTGGGGTTGCTGGGAGCGCCGACTTACCCGATGTTACGGGACGCGACGCAAAGCGCGCTGTTCGAGATTTTAGAAAGTAACAAAATTCCGTACGACCACAATAAGGGAGAGAATACAGTGGTCATGCGGGACACGCGGTCGAAGATGCTGTTCCGGGCCGTGGACGAGTACGAGAGGCTGCGGGGAACGAACCTGGCGTGGTTCGGAGTGGACGAGCTGACGTACTGCCAGCAAGAGGCGTGGGTCGTGCTGGAGGGGCGGCTGCGCGATCCGAAAGCGAAGCGATTGTGCGGGTTCGGGGTGTGGACGCCGAAGGGGTACGACTGGGTGTACCGGCGGTTTCTGGCGGAGCCGGTGGAAGGCTACGAGGCGGTGGTGGCGGAACCGTTCGAGAACCGGTTTCTGCTGGAGCGTGTTCCGGATTTCTACGAGCGGCTGAAACGCAGTTACGACGAGAAGTACTATCAGCAGGAAGTTCTGGGGAAGTACCTGAGCATAAACGGCGGGCTGGTGTATTACGCGTTCGCGCGGGCGGAACACGTTGGGGAGGTGACAGAGGACCTGGCGCTGCCGCTGCTGTGGGCGCTGGATTTTAACGTGGACCCGATGAGCTCGGTGGTGGCGCAGATCGCGAAAGGGGAGGTGAGGGTGCTGGACGAGATCGTGATGAGCCGGGCGAGCACGGAGCAGGCGTGCAAAGAATTCCACACGCGGTTTCCGCGGCACGACGCGGGGCTGTGCGTCTACGGGGACGCGACGGGGAGCCGGCTGCAGACGACGGGGACGTCGGACTACCAAGTGATCCGGGAGTTCCTTTGCCGGGAGGGGTACCCGATGGTGAACTACAAGGTGCCGAAAGCGAATCCGGCGGTGAGGGAGCGGACGGCGCTGGTGAACGCGAAGCTGAAATCGGCGTCGGGGGAGCAGCAATTGTGGGTGAGCCGTAAGTGCAAGGAACTGATCAAGGACCTGGAGGAAGTAAGTTATAAATCCGAAACCGGCGCGATCGACAAGGACAAGGACCCGCGACGAACCCACTTGTCGGACGCGGTAGGGTACCTGATCTGGCAGGAGTGCCGGCCACAACCGCCCATGGGAGAGCAGGGGTTGCGGCTGTTATAGACCAGCAGAGGGACAAGAGAAATGCCGAACATCGATCGAGAACATCCGGAATACAAGACACGGCGGCGCATGTGGCGAATGTACCGGGACTTGTACGCGGGCGGAGATCAATTGAAAGCCCACGCCGAAACGTATCTGCTGCGGAGGCAGAAGGAACCCTCGGACGTGTACGGAGAGCGGCTGCAAAGGGTGTTCTACGAGAACTATATCGGCTCGATCATCGAGTGGTATGCGGCGACACTGTTCCGGCGGGAGCCGATCGTGAGCTACAGCGGGGAGAACGACGCGGGGAAGGCGTTCTTCGGTGCGTTCGCGGGGGACTGCGACCGAAAACAAACGAAGCTGAGCGATTTCTTCCGGCGGCAGTTTACAGAGGCGCTGGTGAGCGGAGCGAGCTACGTGCTGGTGGACTTCCCGCGGGTGGGAGCGCCGGCGGCGAACCGGGCGGAGGAAGACGCGATGGGGGCGTCGCGGGCCTACCTGGTGGACTACCGGGCGGAGGAGCTCATCAACTGGAGTCACGACGAAGAGGGGAACTACGACTGGGTGGTGCTGCGGACGTCGCGGACGACGCAGGGGGCGCCGGGCGACGGGCAGGAAAGGCGGGAAACGCGGTGGCTGTACTACGACAAGGAGCAGTTTCGGATCTACCGGGCGACGGAAGAACAGGGAAAACAAGGGCAGATCGAGCAGGTGGACGCGGGGCAGCACGGCCTGGCGGGGCAGCGAAGAGTGCCGCTGTTCCAGTTCAAAGCGAGCGAAGGATTGTGGCTGATGAACAAGGCGGCGCTGCTGCAACTGGAGCACTTCAATAAGTCGAACGCGCTGGGCTGGTCGCTGACGATGGGGCTGTTCGCGATGCCGGTGATTTACTCGGATCGGGAGTGGAAGCAAATCATCGGGGATTCGTATTACATCCAACTCGGGCCGAACGACAAGTTCGGATGGACGGAGCCGGCGGGGACCGTTTACGAAGTGGCGCTGGCGAATCTGTCGCAACTGAAGGACGAGATCTACCGGGTGTGTTACCTGATGGCGCAGGCGGTGGACCTGAACACGCCGCTATCGGGATTGAGCAAGCAGAGGGACTTCACGATCACGAACGAGGTGCTGCGAGGATTCGGCGACGCGGTGAAGGACACGATGAAGCGGGTGCTGGGGGCGATCGAAACGGCGCGGCAGGACGGGCTGACGATCGACGTGACAGGGCTGGACGACTTCGACGTGGGGGATTTCTCGACCGACTTGGCGGACGCGAAGAACCTGCTGGCGTTGGGGATCACCTCGGCGACCCTGCGGAAGGAAGTGTTCAAGAAGCTGGCCTCGAAATACCTGTGCGACGCGCGGCAGGAGCTGAAGGACCAGATCGGGAAGGAAATCGACGAGGGGCAGTAAGCGGGCGGACGGAAGCATGGGAAAGCAAACAAAAACGCTTTCAGCCGGCGACGAACGCAGATGAACGCCGATGGAAATCGGACAGAAGGGGACGGACGAGATATGGACGAAGAGAAACAGACGGTGGAAGGCAAGAGCGACGGGATCCGAGAGATCGTGCGGGAAACGATCGCGGAGTTTGTGAAGAGGGAGCAGTCGAAGACGGAGCCGGCCTACAAAGCGGAACTGGTCGAGGAACGGAAGCGAAGGGAACAACTGGAGCGGAGGCTCAACGAACTGGTGGAGGAGAACAAGCGGAGCCGGCAGCAGGCGGAGGAATCCGAGCGGGCGGCGACGATCCGCGGGGAACTGGCGCGGCTAGGAGTGGGCAAGGTGGAAGTGGCGTTCAAGGCGATCAAGGACGATGTCTACCGGGCCGAGGACGGGCGGCTGCTGGCGCGGGGAGAGCAGGGCGAGGTGGGACTGAAAGAGTACGTGACGCACTTTCTGAACGAGAACCCGGAGTTTTTGCCGGCCCGTATCGCGGGAGGGTCGGGAGCGGTCTCGGCGCACAAGGTACCGGCGGCGAGCAGGGAGAGCGTGGACATCGACAAGATCCGGCCGGGGATGAGCTCGGAGGATGCCGAGCGAATCCGGCAAGAGATCGTGAGAATCACATCGCAGACGCTGCGGGGGGCTTAAGTCAGCGGTAGGAATCGAGCAGTAAGCAGAGAGAAACGAAGCGAGAGGAGAAACGAATGCCAGCAATAACTTCATCTAACGTGGCCAATGCGATTGCCAAACTGGTAGCGGCGGATGCGCTGCCAGCCCTGATGGGAAACCTGGTGATGGGGAACCTGGTCAATCGCGATTACGAGCCCGTACTGGCCCAGGCAGGGGATACGGTGAATGTGCCGATTCCCCCAACCCTGGTCGCCAACAACCTAGCGGAAGGCGGCACGGTGCAGACGCAGAACCCGAACCTGGGGAACGCGCAGATCGTGCTCAACACGCACGCGGAAGCGACTTTCCAAGTGCCGGACGTGACGAAAGTCCTGGCGGTGCCGGACCTGTTGAAGCTGTACATGCAGCCGGCGATGGTGGCGCTCGCGCAGCGGATCGAGACGGACCTGCTGAATACGTACGCGAGCTTCTCGGCGAATACGCCGGTGGGGACGGCGGGAACGCCGCTCACGGAGGCCGTGGTGGATGCGGCGGAGACGGCATTGTTCCAGGCCATGCTTCCGGCCAGCGAGCCGAGGTTTCTGGTGGTGGATGCCAACGCCTACTCGGCGCTGCGGCAGATCGAGCGGTTCAGCGAGTACCTGACCGCCGGGGAAGCCGGACTGCAAGCTCTGGTGGACGGAAGCGTCGGGAAGATCAAGGACTTCTACGTGCTGCGGTCGCAATTCGTGGCCAAGACGGGGAGTTCTCCGGTGAATACGCACAACCTGGCGTTTGCGCGGAACGCGCTGGGCCTGGTGGTCCGGCGGCTGCCGCAACCGCTGCCGGGGCCGGGGGGCATCGCGGAGTACGCCGAACTGGGCAGCTTCGGAATGCGGGTGGTCATGAGCTATCAGCCGAACACGCTGGCGCAGCAGTTCACGGTGGATGTGCTGTACGGGGTGGGGGTGCTGAGAAACACGTTCGCGGTGCAGGTAAACAGCTAGCCGGCATCCAAAACCGGCGGCGCGGCAACGAGGCGGCTGGTTCCGTGGCGGGGAGATTCCGGAGCTTCGGCGAGAAGCCGGGGCTCCGGAAGCTTCCGTCCAGCGCGAAGCGGCCGCAGTGGCGCGGAGAAGGGATAGGGAAAAATGGACCTGAAAGTCTACTACCAGAAGATACAGCAGATCGAGGCGGCGCTGGCCGAAGCGTTCGTCGTCGTGGTGAGCCAGGAGACGCCGGATGGAGGGCGCGCGGGAGTGTTGACAGAGGCAACGCGCCGGGTAGCGGCGAAGATGATCGTGGAAGGACGGGCCCGGCCGGCTAGCGCGGAGGAGACCGCGGAACACCGCGAGCGGGCGGCCGAGGCCAAGCGTGCGGCCGACCAGATAGCGGCGGCGGGACGGATGCAGATCACGGTGGTGTCGGAGGCGGATCTGCGGGCGCTGAGGGGCGCGACGCGATCCAAGACCTGAGCGAGTGCAAGAAGGCGCTCAGCAGAGCGGGAGAAGACAGATTCAGCCGCCGATGAACGCAGATGAACGCCGATGAGGCAACGTTTCCGAGCGGCAAGTACCGGATTGGGAATTCTCCGACAGGCACTAAACAGAGGACGGCAGGCAGGGACGAGGCGGTGGGGGTATGGCGCTATTCACTGACGGGACGATATCGAGCATCGAGGACTTGGCGGGGTACGAGTCGGGAATCCTGGAGACGGCGACAACGGAACAGATCGATCTGACGATCAAGCTGGGCCTGGCGCAAGACGAGCTGGGGATCGACCTGGACGCGTACCTGACGCGGCAGGGATCGACGCTGGGATTGGGCAACGTGGTGGTGACGCCGCCGCTGGGCAAATGCGCCACCTTCCGGGCGCTGGTCGCGACATACCGGGACGCATACTCCAAGGAGTTGAACGACCGGTACGTGGCCAAATGGACGGAGTATCAGCAACTGGCGCAGTGGGCCTGGGATGCGCTGGTGGAGACGGGGGTGGGGACGGTTATGGACCCGATTCCCAGGGCGGATAGCCCGCAATTGAGCTACGTGCCGGCGGCGGAGGAGGCGGCGACGTACTTTGTGCGGGCAGCGTGGCTGATCAGCGATGGCGAGGAGGGCAGCCCCAGCGACATCGCGATCCTGATCGTGCCGGAGGGGAACACGCTGGTGGCGACGGCGGTGAACCCGCCGGCGCAGGCGAGCGGGTGGAACGTGTATGCCGGACTGTCGGTCACGGAACAGACACTTCAGAACGCGGGGGCGCTGCCCATAAACGGCCAGTGGACGCTACCGGTGGCGGGCTTGCAGCAAGGAACACCGGCGGGAACGGGACAGGCGCCGGATTCCTACTTGCGTCCGGGGCCGAATGTGCTGTGGAGATAAGCGAATGGCGACACTAGGGAACGCGGCGACGAGCCAGACGCTGAGCATCATGAAGGCGGCCAGCGGACTGGCGGCGACAGTAGAGGCGATCGCGGCGAGCGAAAACGTGGAATTGGCCCCGATCGAGCCAGAACACGTGAAGGCGCAGCAGGTAGCGGCCGACGTGGCGGAGAAAACGGCGGGAGTGAAGTACCCGGCGGTGTACATCTACTGTGCGGGACTGAACAACCTGCAAAAGGAAAAGTTCCGGACGTTCTCGGGGAAGGCGCAGATGGCGGCGGAAGTGCGTGTGACGCACGACCGGCTGGAGCGTGTCTACGACCATTTGCAGTACTACGTGGCGGCGGTTGTGGCCGTGCTGGACGCGAACCGCGGGGACTGGGGATCCGGGATGTTCTACACCGGCGGGTACAAGGTGGAGTTCGGGCCGGTAAAGCACGGGGGCAAGAATTTCCTGCAGGTAGGAAAAGTCCTGTTCGACGTGGACGCGAGTTACTGAAGGATTCGCCAGAAAAAATGGGGGAAGGACGGCCCAGGAGGCCGGGGGGATCTAACTGTTATGCCGTGCGGATACATATCATCGAACGACGAGAGGCTGTATGTGGCGCAGGAGCTGAATTACGGGCAGGTGTCGACGGTGACGAGCCAGAACCGGTTTCCGGCGGTTAAGCTCGCGGCAAGCCAGAAGCTGGTGCGCCCGAAACGGAAGGACAAAACGGGGACAAGGACGTTCCCGGGTTCGCCGGCGGGGCTGCGGACAACGACCACCTTCGACGTGACGACTTACATGACGGGCTGGACGCAGCAGAACGCGGCGCCGGGCTACGGACCGCTGTTCCAGGCGGGGCTGGGAGGCGCGCCCATCTTCTTTGGCGGGGGCACGGCGGGAACCAGCCAGAACCCGAAGCTGCTGGCGTTCGCGAGCCCGCACGGGTTAGCTCCTGGCCAGGCGGTGACGTGCGGAGGCGAGCTGCGGTTCGCGATCGCCATCGTGGACCCGCTGACGGTGGAACTGAACGCGCCATTCACGGCGCTGCCGGCGGCGGGCGCGGCGATCGGGGCGACCGTAACATACGGCCCGGCGACGGATTTGGGGTCGCTGAGCATCTACGACTACTGGAGCCCGGCGGACGCGGTGCAGCGGATACTGAGCGGGGCGGCGGTGGACAAGATTGAGATCAAGGTGAACGGAGACTACAACGAGTTCGAGTTCAGCGGGGTGGCCTGCGATCTGATCGACAGCACTAGCTTTCAGGAGAACCAAGGCGGCCTGGAGAGCTTTCCGGCGGAACCGGCGCTGCAGCAGTTCGATTACAGCATCATCCCGGGGCACCTCGGACAGGCGTGGCTGGACAACACACCGGACCGGTTCTACACGCTGACTGCGGCCGAGGTGGTGCTAGAGAACAACATCGACACGCGGAACGAGGAGTTCGGAAGCGACGAGCCGCGGTGCCTGTCGGCGGGGTCCCGGACGGTGACGGTGAACTTCGAGCTTTTCGAACTGGACAACGCGGCGACGAAGGGACTGTACCAGGCGGCGCGGCAGTACTCACCGATCGGAGTGATGCTGCAACTGGGGCAGCAGGCGGGACAACTGTTCGGCGTGTGCCTGAATAGCGTGGTACCGGTGGTGCCGGAATTCGACGACAGCGAGACGCGGTTGCAGTGGAAGTTCACCGGGAGCCAGGCGCAGGGAGCGGGCAACGACGAGATCTACGTGGCATTCGGATAAGGCGATGGACTACCAGAGCGAGAAGACGTTGGAGTCGAAGACGGCGCCGGGTGTGAAACTCACGATCGCGCGGATGTCGCTGGGGCGTCGGATCGAGCTGACGCGGCGGATCTGGGAGACGGCGCGCAAGGTGGAATGCCTGTCGGCGGGAAGCGATCCGCGAGAGAAGCTGGAGGCGGCGCTGCTGGCCAGGGAGATCGACCGGGAGTACCTGGCCTGGGGATTGTTGCGGGTGGAAGGACTGATGCTGGACGGGCAGCCAGCCACTCCGGAGACGCTGATCGCGGTAGGAGCGGAGGAACTGAGCCGAGAGGCGCTGGCGGCGGACAAAGCGGAGTGCGGGTTGTCGGAAGAAGAACGAAAAAACTGATCGTCGCCTTCCACTTTTTGGGGTATTCGAATCCAGCCGGGTGGAGGTGCGACGAATGCAGGCGCAACAGGCTGGAACAGAAGCGGCGGTGCGGATGGCTGGGGCGGGGGAGAGAAAGCGCACCGAAGGCGGTGTGGGCGCGCAGGACGGCGTCGACGAAGGAGTGCCCGCGGTCGTACATCACGGCGGAAAGCGTGGGCTGGCTGGAGGCGTTCCACGCCTGGAGGCGGCTGGGGTATCCGGATGCGGAGAGACTGACGGCGCGGCAGGCCGAGGCGATGCTGGTGCTGGAGAGGGAGCTGACCGAAGAGGTGAAGCGTGGCTAGCAAGAAAACGACCGTAGTGGACGCGACGGGCACGGGCAGCGATGTGAACGAAGTGCTGGCCTCGCTGACCAGCAACCTGACGGATACGGTGGAGGGGAACGCGCAACTGGCGGAGCAGTTCACGCAACTGGCCAACGCGAGCCAGACGCAAACCGACGCGGTGACGCTGAATACGGAGGCGGTGCAGCAGAACACGTCGTCGAAATCGGGGTCGGGGAGCGGATCGACGGGGACCAGCGCGGGCAGCGTGCTGGGGGACATCTTCGGCAGCGGGCTGGGACTGTCGCCGCTAATCAGCGGCCTGATCGGCCTGTTCACAGGCGGAGGAAGCAGCCCCACGCCGGTAACGATGACAGAGTACGTTCCGCCACCGTCGATTGACTTCGACGGCACGCTCACGGGCGGGCAAGCGGCGACGCCGTCACAGCCGGCGGCGGGAAGCGGCCAGAGCTCGGGCGGGCA